CGAGTTTATTATATTATATAAAAATGAATATGCCTCACCTATTTCTTGAAATCTCTCCTTTGCATTAATTTCCTTATTTTTATCTGGATGATAATTTAAAGCCATTATATGATAACTCCTTTTTAACTCAATATTTGTTAATTTTGTTATGTTATTTATATTATATTTGTTATCCAAGTTTAATTTAAGTAGTGCTAATTGTAGATTCATTTTCATTTACTAACTTTATTAAATATAATATAAATGCCTCTAAATGATAAATTGGTCTGTAATTATTATTATAATATTTAAATAATATACATATTCTTAGAAAAATATTATCTATAAAATCTTTACTGATTTTATCACCACTTACTTTAATTTTTTTTAATATTACACTGTTTACTATGTAATATATACAATCATAAATATTCAAATTATAGATTAATATATCATATAAAATATTTCTTATATTATTATAATTTATATTACTTGAAAATATCATATCTATTATCTTATTACATATTGAGGTCTTCAAATTAATTAAATTTTCATTACTACTATCTAATTCAATATATTTTAATAGATTTACTGAAGATATATTCAATAAATATTCATTATTTACATCCTTTTTTTGTTTTTCTAACAAAAATTTCTTATTATTTGCATTTGATAATTTAATATAATTAGAATAACTTAATTTTGAATAATATAATATTTTACATACATCTAGAATATTATTTGGAATAAAACTCAAATGTTCTGTTAATATTATAAATTTTAGTATAAAATTATTTACTAGATTTTTTTGCATATAACTATAAAATATCTCAATTATTTCATTGTTTATTTCATGAAAATTTTTACATAATATTATTCCTTTTTTTTCTTTTGAACTTTTTATTGCATCTATTATATTATTATAAATATCATTTAATAAAATCTTTGAATTACATGTTAAATTCTCCAAATCTATCTCATAATGTATATCACTTATTTTTATAATATGTTCATTTTTTGATGAATTTATTATCATTTTTTTCTCATATTTTAAATAACTTGAACTATATTTTTCTATTATTTTTAATGCATGACTATATTTTCCTATTCCTGGTGGTCCATATAATATAAAATTAGGCATATTTTTTAAATCATTGGATAAATTATTTATATAATCATTATACTTATTATTTATTACATTTGAATTACTTTTTTCAATTAGTGTCACAAAATTATCTTTTAAAATCATTACTCTATTTTAATAAAATAGTTTTAAATATATAAAAAATGTTTAAAGTTTATTTATTAATTAATTTAGTTTTATATGATCGCTGAAAAAGTTGAAGATATTAACATTAATCATATTATTATTTGTGACCCTATTAAAAATAGTGTTATGCAGCACAGTAATTTTTATAAAATTGTTTATTCTAATGAAATAGTATCCCTTAATGGACTTTATATTTTATTTAAATTAAATAAAATAAATCAAAATAAAGAAAAAATATTATTTCAATATTCAGATAATAAAATCACTATTGATAAAATCGCCATCATCGAAGAATATATTTTAAAATTAATTAATTCTAAAAAAAATAAAATTTATAAAATTACAGAATTACTGAATAATGGCTATATTAAATATTGCTACAATGATTACTCTATCAATAATATAACATCTAATAACTTTAATAATGTAAATAAATCTTTAATTCTTAAAATTTCTGGTATTTGGGAAACTAAAGAAAATGTTGGAGTCACTTTTAAAATTATTTTGGTCGAAGATAGTATTTCCTTTAATAATAATAATAATAATAATTAAAACATAATTATAATAATTAAAACATAATAATAATAATTAAAACATAATTATAATAATTAAAACATAATTATAATAATTAAAACATAATTATTTACTTAACCATCAGTTGAAAAAAATGCCAATAATATATGTAAAATTAATACAAAAATATAATTTATTGTAGTCACTATTAAACTTAATCCTTTTAATATTGATTGCTTATTTCGTTTCTCATTTGTATTATTTGTTGTTGTTTGTATACCATTTAAAATACTATACATATATTTTATTATTATACCTAGTTGAATTATTACCAATAATGATGAGAAAAATGAATATACAGCATAACTGGAACTTACTTTATTTGAATTTATTCTTGTATAAAACATAAAATTTAAAATAATTATATATACTATTATTCCCAAAGTCATAATTACTGGAATCGCTCCCGATGATAATATTGATATATAATATTCAAATATGCTTTTTTCTTTATAACCTCTCTCTAGTAATAATTTATTATTTTGTTTTTCACTAGTAGATGTTAAGTATATAGCCATAAATGTCATTAAAACTAATGATATTGCTGTTAAACCATAACCCCATATTGTAGTTGATGCTGGACCACTTGTTCCTAATTTAGTATGATTTTCTTCAAAAAATATTTTTACAACTATTCCTGCTATTGCTAAAACCACTAAATTCATTAAATCTAAATTACTATTTGCACTAAAACCAAAACCAAAAATACCTTTTCTATTTACCATGGCTTCATATCCATCATTTGTAGTTGGATTTATTACACTCATTATTTATCTAATATATATAAATATATTTTGAGATAAATATATTTATTTTATTTTATTATTATAATTATAATTATGGAACAATTATTAATAGAAAGACTACAAAATTTCACTTTAGACAGAAAAGTTTTATCAATTGATACTGATGACCGCGATAAATCTAGGTGGCCAAATGCTAATGAATTTGAAGTATCAACACCACAAGTTTATAACAATGTCGAATCACTTAGATTAATTAACATTCAAACACCTAATCAATTATATAATATTAGTGAAAATTTGCAAAATAATAAACTTATAATTACTAATGGCAATAATAGACAACTTATCACAATTGATGATGGATATTATAATCCAACACAAATATGTGAATCTATTCAAACACAAGTCAATAAAAATTTTACTTCAATAGGCAATGATTTTTTTGTCCACTATAACACTGTATCCCAAAAACCACATTTTATGAGCGAGACTAAAGATTTCTCATTGATATTTCAAGATGATACTATTATCTATTCTAGTTCTAGTAATTGCATAAGTAAAGTTTATGAACAACATTCTAATTGGGGATTAGGTTCTATATTAGGATTTAATAATAAAAATTTTGTTTCTTCTACTCCTCAAACTAATTCTAATAGTTCTGAAATATATTTTTATCATAATAATATCTCACTTTTACCTAGCGCTAGTGGAGTAATAATACCTCCTGATAAATTGAATCTAGATTTTAACCAATTTATATATCTAGAAATTGATAAATATAATACTTCTGATGAAATTAAACCATATATTAATAATAGACTTAATAGTAGCAACACTGGTTTAGTTAATTCATATTTTGCTAAAATACCAATTAGATTTAGGTCTAACGGAATAAACCAAAGTTTATCTTGCAAAGAAGATTTTATGGACTCTTTGAGTTACTATCAACCTACTATAGAAAAAATATCAAAATTTAAAATTAAATTACGTTACCATAATGGTATACTTGTTGATTTAGGTAATTATAATATTTCATTTACTTTAGAAATCAATCAAATTCGTAATGAAATGAAAAATTATAATGTTAGAAAACCATTTAAATTATAATGTAAAAATTAATATTTAAAATTTCTTATTTAACATATTCCAACAATTCTCACAAACTGGAATATACTCACTTGAACCTATTAAAACTTGATTATCATTATCTACCAATCTATGAGTAAATAATGATTCATTATTACATTTATCACATTTACCTTTCATATGATGAACTTTATATGCATTTTTTACTAAATTCATTATATCTCCGAAATTTTCTCTTTTATAATCTAAATCTAAACCGCATAATATTACATTTTTTTCTAGCATAATCACCATCCATAATACCCACCTTCTTAAATCTTTGAAAAATTGACCCTCATTTATAAATATAAATTCTGCTTTATCTAATTTATTTGAATAATCTATATTTTCTCTTAATTCTTTAAAATCCTTAATACATATACAATCTATTTCATTTTTATCATGAGATACTATCTTATTCTCATTTGTATATCTCTTGTCAAATATATAATTTAAAACCATACAATTGTATTTATCTTTTAATTCATTATATCTTTCTATTAATTTACTTGTTTTACCCGAAAACATACATCCATAAATTACTTCTAACGACATATAATTATTTATATCTAAAAATATAAATAATATAATTTTTTCAATTTAAAAATAATTATGAGAGAATTTAAACTTTGTTTATTTACAAAGAAACATATTTTATTATTAGTAACAATCATTGCACAATGACCAACCCCCTCCATCCCTGTAATTTAATGAAATTCATTTATTAGTGCATAGAGAAAATCTTCTTTTCTTTCATATTCTAATCGCATATTTACAAATTTCGCCGGAGAGATTACATTATTTACTAGTTTTTTTTCTACATTATCTGGAAGTATATCACCATAATAATGATTATACATTTCTTTTATTGTATCAATACTTGTATTTTTCATCTCTAATGTCATGTCTATTCTTCCAGGTCTTACTAATGCTGGATCTAATGATTCATAATTATTACTTGTTATTATTAATATTCTACCAGGCGTCTCTCGAATTCCATCTATTATATTTAAAATATATGATAATGTTATATTATCATCTTTTGATTTATCAAAATCTACTACTAAATTATCTACATGTTCATTATCAATCTTTTTTGCTATTTTATTTAATAATTTATTTTGAACTAAAATATTTTTATCTTTATTTAATTCTTCATCTTCTACTATTTTCGTATCTTTTGTTTTTCGTTTTTTTACTATATCTGACATGCAATCTATATCCTCAAACACTATTATCTTATTTTCCCAATTTAATTTTCTACTATTTGCACGATTATAATATTGTTCAAAAAAATATTCATTAAAATCTCTCTGTGTTTTTACTTTACTTAACGGAATCACTATAATGTGACGATTTAATTTATTAGCAATACATTTTATAATACTTGTTTTACCTGTTCCAGGCGGTCCATGTAGTCCTAATCCAAATGTATATGGATGACCTTCATAATCATACCAATCTTTATTATTTATAAAAAAATTTAATTTACTTATTAACTTTTTTTTATCATCAAAGAATAAATTATTAAAATTTCTAGAACTAACAAATTCACATTCTTCCCATTCATTTTTTATTTCTTTATCACCATAATAAGAATCATTATTTCCTGAACCAACTAATGTATAAATAAATTTCTTATTATTTCGTTTATTCACTAAATCTTTTCTAAAATTATTATAAATATTATCCAAATATTTTGTCAAATATTCGAGAGATTTAGTATAACTATAGATTTCAATTGAAATATTTTCCATCTCAAATTTTCTCTTTTCATCACCTTTATCATAATCTCTATGGACTTTACAATAAATATCATCCTCTATTTTAAAATATTTTAACTGTTCCACTACAAAAATATCTGAATTTATTAAATTATTTTCATCTTCTTCTAGTAAATCTTCTCTTGATTTATTTCTTCTATTATTTTTTGGATCTCCATAATCATCATATATATTTGAACTATTCGCATATTCTTTCACAGAATATATTGTTTTATTATTTAAATTATTTTTTGATATATAATACCAATATGCTGTAAATCTATTACTAAATAAATTATCGGTTTTGGTCATATATCTAGATACCTTAACACATCTTTTTCCTTCTATAAATACTGAATTCTTACGTGGTCTAAAAAAATAAACATTCTCTCCAACCCACCGAAAAATATTATCCATAAAATCTTTATTTTCATTTGATAATATATATGTTAAAAAAAATAATACTACCATACCAACAATCCCATCATATGTTGAAGTATCTTTCATATTCATCATATACATCATTTTCATCGAATCGATGAGAGAATATAAATTATTATTCATTATGATAATAATTTATAATATTTAATATTTAAACTTATTTTAAAATAATATAAATTATTCTACAAGATAATACATATTAATTATTTACTCTATTATCATTTATATCAATAATTCAAATTGTATATTTTTCTTTTATCCAATTTTTCAAATATTCTAATGAACAAGTTTTAAAATTATCATCAAAACCAGCCAACTTCATAAATTGTGGCTTTTTCATTCGTGGTGTTTTATAAAATATATAAGGTCCATATCGGCCATTTCTAATACACAAATTATCATCTATTTTTCTTAATAATGAATTATCTACTTGACTCGCATCTTCTAATATACTAATTGCATCTTCCAGTGTAATATTTTTAAATGGAACATTCATCTTTACAGATTTTAAGGATTTTTTTAATTCTCCACATTCCAAATAATATCCAAATTTACCAACTTTTAAATATACCGTCAGTCCATTATGTATTCCTAAGTTTTTTATATTATCTTCTTTTATAACTATAATTTCTTCTAATTTATATTCTCCATTTTTAAGTTTTTCTAAATCAATATTTGGTTTAACACCATAGAACCCTGTCATTCCATCTTCTTTTAAATATTTTACAATTGGACCATTTTTACCAATTATATATGTATGTTTTTCATCTATTTTTATATTTAACTTTTGTCCCATAGAACTTACTCCTTTTTCAGATAATGAATTTTCACATATTAAATTTTCAATTAAATTATTACAATTATTGCATAATACATGATATTCTTTTAATCCTCGAGCAATTAAATCCAAATCATCTTCCATTTTTTTTGTATAATCATATTCAAATAAACTATTGAAATATTTTATAAGAAATTCTATAACTAAAATACCCACTTGTGTTATAACTAATTTATTTTTTTCATTTCCAAATTCTTTTTGTCCTCGTTCAATATTTATATTTCCATTTTCTATTGTATAATCAATTATTTCTAACTTTTTTCCTTCTACATTTTCTTTCTTTACATATTCTCTTTCTTGAATTTTATCAATTAATGATGAAAATGTTGAAGGTCTACCTATTCCTTTCTGTTCTAATAATTGAACTAATCTTGCCTCTGTATAATGTGATTTTAAATCTTTTAATGTTTGTTTTGAAATGATTTTCTTAGGTAATATTTCGCCTTCTTTCAAATTTTGTAAATATGTATAATATTTATCATCATCTACACCTTGAACTACTTTCCATCCAGCAAATATATTTTCTTCTGCACTATATTTATACATATGCTTTTCAGGTGCACTTATTTTTACTACTAATTGTTTATATAGTGCTGGCGCCATCATACTTTCTAATGTATTATTCCAAATTAACTTATACAATTTTCTATGTCTTGCTGTAAAAATATCTTCATCTTCTGGAATAGATTCTATTAAAATATTTGTTGGTCTAATTGCTTCATGTGCTTCTTGTGCATTATTATTTTCTTCTTTCTTTTTCTTACCTTTCTTTTTATTTTCTGATTTTTCTTCCATATTTAAACTTTGTGTTATTAAAACCATATTTTGATTTATATAGTCTTTATTATAATTCTTTGTAATATATTCTATTCCTTTTTCAATAAATTCTTCACTATAAACTTTACTATCAGTTCTCATATAAGTTATATAACCACCTTCATACAATTTTTGAGCTAAAGCCATTGTATCTTTTGGAGAGATATGCATAATATTATTCGCTGATTGTTGTAAACCACTTGTAGTAAAAGGTGATGGCGGATTCTTTTTTGTTTGCTTTTCTGTTTCTTTAGATAAAATATGTTTGAATGTTTTTGATAATTCTAAAAATTCTTTTATTTCATCGTGGGAGAGATGATTATAATTTAATGAAAATATAATGTTTTTTCCAGTAAATATTCCAGTCGTATTAAAGCTTAATTTACCAGGACTTACTTTAATTTCTTTGTAATTATCATAAACTAATCGCAAAGCAGGCGTTTGACATCTACCTGCGCTGAGAGAATTCTTAGTATTAGAAACTATATGTTTCCATAAAATAGGAGAGATTTTAAATCCTACTATTAAATCTAAGATCTGTCTTCCTTGTTGGGCGTAAACTAAATTCATATTAATTACTCCTGGATTTGCTAATGCATTTTTTATTGCTTTCTCTGTTATTTCATGAAAAATTATTCTTTTTGTTGTTGTTGGATTTAAATTAAAAACTTGTGATATATGCCATGCAATTGCTTCACCTTCTCTATCATCATCTGTCGCTAATATTACTTCTTTCGCTTTTAAAATTGCTTGTTTTAACTTACTCACTTGTGATTTCTTTGTATCTGATATTTCAAAATTTGGTTTATAATTATTTTCAAATTCAATTTGTTTTAAATTTGAGAGATGTGTTATATGTCCATATGAACCTAATACTTTATATCCTGGACCTAAGTATTTTTCTATTTTACTACATTTTGCAGGTGATTCAACTATTAATAAAGTATAACTCATATTGATTTAGTTTATAAAATATATTTATACTATTTAAATATCAATTTTATTTAAAAAGTTTTTTATATTTTTATATTTAAATAGTATATATGTCGTATATAAAAGGAAATAAACTTAAACTAGTAAAATCAAAATCTAAATTAAAAAAAATATTTACAAAAAAAAAATCTCATAACTTGGAAAAAAAAATAAAAAGAAAAATCACTGTAAAAGGTAAATCTAGGAATATATTAAAATACAATTATAAACAAAAAAAACATGTAAATTTAGAAGAATCTCAAGAATTAAGTAAAGAAAGAAAAGTAAAGAAAACAAAAAAAAAAAGAAAAAAAAGAAAACAGAGATGCGGAATGAATACTAATACACAACAATCATCACAACTATCAGCACAACAATCAGCACAAGAATCAGCACAACAATCATCACAAGAATCAGCACAAGAATCAGCACAAGAATCAGCACAAGAATCAGAACTCAGCACAATAATCAATATAAATAATACTATACAAGAAGGTATAAATAATGGAACAATATGCGGTATTTGTTATAAAATATTTAATAGGAGAAACAAATATAAAACTAAGTGTAATCACTATTTTCATATAGATTGTATAAACGATTATT